TGTAAATTATATTCTTTTGCCCGGTTAAAATTATCAATAATTAAACTTGCCATACCGGAAATAAAACCCAGCGTAAGAATAAGTGCCACAAATAAACCAAACCAATCTAACTTTGTCATTTTATCGTCCATTATTTTTTTATTTTTCTTTGCGCAACCTTTTTAAAACAATTCTAACCATGATTACACCATAAAGAACTCCAACAATAAAACTTAATCCCAAAATAACATTTATTAAATTCAAAATAGCACTAATAAAAAACGCAAGTATTAATAAATCAAAATACTCGTGTTCTAAAATCCAATTAACAAATTTTGTTATTTTTTCTCTCATTGTTTTTTTTCTTTTTTAACTGGCGGCTCTAATATCTCAACCTCAAAATTTTTAAAAAGTCGCGGGCTGTCCGGCATTTTTTCCATACCTAAATATTTTAATTTTATTTTTGTGCCAAAGGGAACATCGTGGAATAAATTCATAAGTTGAACATACGACCACGAGTGATAAATACCCTCATCGGTTTCAAAAATAAAAACATTTTTCTTAAATTGCCCAACGGCTTTAAATTGACCTTTCAAAATGCCGACCATTTCTTTATTTTTGTCCCAATTCCAAAAATTAAATAAACTCATAGGTCAATAATTTCTGCGGTTTTATCCTGCCGCTCAATTTTAAAATCGTCCCTTTTTTCGTCATAAGCCAAAATGTAAGAGTTGGGAATTTTAAAACCTATTTTGTCAAAAAAGTTTTGTATTTTCGCGCGGCGGTGCGATAGGTGAGAAAGCGTTGTAAGTTGTATAAAACTTGTGCGGTCTGGCTCTACGGCAACAATATCAAACACGCCGAAAATATCCCACCGCATTTTTTGATAAGCCGGCGAACGCCAAAAAACCGCCGGTGGCTCGTGTTCGCCAGCGTCATACTTTTCGTAGAATTTTTTAAGCACTTGCGCTTCGGTCATAGCGTTTATTTTCTTTATTTTATCACATTTTTTAAACTTTTAAAGTGGATAAGTTGGGGATAAATTAACTATGGGAAATCGCTATTTTTCCGCACTTCGCGCAACTTCTTTCCTCGTGCCACAATTCCATAGTGTCGCTTTTTCCCACCATTTGCCGGGTATCGTAAGTTGCCGCATATTTTTTTCGGATAAATAAATACTCCGTAGAAATTGTCATTGCCTCAACATCTTCCTTGCTTGCGCGTTCCATTCTGTCCATATCCTCCAAATAATGTTCGGTCAATTTAATTAAACCGAACGGCGTGCGCGGATTACTACCCGGCGCGCCGATAATTTTTTCTGCGTGGATAAAAGTTTCAATTAAAACTCGCAAAGTAATATCAAGCCGGCTGTAATGTTGCGTTGTTAAATAAATATCCAAATCCTCTTTACCATGCTGTTGTAATTTAATCTCTGTTTCCTCTGAAAGCATTGACCATTTGCGCGGATTAAAATATCTCGTTCCCTCGTCCGCAATAATTATGCCGCTTTTCATTTTATTCCAGTCGCGCATATTGCGCCAAAAGAAAACCTGCTTTTTTTCATTCGCTAAATCCTCGGGGCAGTCAAGGTCGCCAATAATATTATTTTCCTCTCGCCCAATATGTTGCTCATGTATAATAAATTTATCTTTATCGCGTTTTTCTTTAATTTGATAATTGGCAACTAAATCGTTTTTTTTTAAATATTTTTTAAAAACCGGCGCATTTAAATCCACATAAACATTGCTGTAAATTCTTTCGCCGGCTTTAATCCACTTCGTAATTAAATACGCTAAATAATAAGTTTTGCCGCTTCGTGGTTTTCCGGTGATTGCGTAAATAGCCATAATTTTAAACTTTGTGTGTTGGAGAATTTAAACTTGATTTTCTGCCAATAAATGGCAACAAAGAATAAGCGCGCATTACTAATTTTGCGGAATACCAAACTGCGGAAAAAGTCAATAAAAATGCTAAAACTTGTAAAGTTTCGGTTATCGGAAAAATTCCTTGAAAATAATTTAGATAATTAAACAAAATTCCAAAACTATCAGAAATCTGTTGTGGAATTAAAAACCCAATTTGGCTTAAAGCAAAAGAAACTACCGCTAAAAATCCGCCCACAATGATTAAAAATATATCTGTCAACATAAATTTATTATACCACAATCAAATAAATTAATAGCGCGGCGAACGCCCACTCGCCGGCGACAATTAAACTAAAAATGTCATTTTTTTGCGTAGTGCCTACCACATTTGCCAAAGTAGAACTTGATAAAATTTCAATATTTTGCCCCCAAATACTCGCCGTAATTGTGCGCGGCGTTGACGAGGAATTAATGCTAATTTGGTTTTCTAAAATATAATTTAATCCAAAAAATAAATTAAACGGAAAAACATGTGTCATTTCGCTTAATTGATTTTGAAAAAAATTTGAAATACCGGCAGACGGCTGAAATAACATCGCGCCAATTAATCCCGCGCCTTTTTTTGAATAACATAAAAGCGTTGACATAGTTGACGAACTTAAACTTTCATTGGAACAATCAACATAAAATATTGAGCTACTTGCTTCTGGGTTTATTGTTCCAAAAATTGAAGTCGGGTTTAAATTATAAGTTGAGGAAGCATTATCCCAAACACCGCTTGCGCCTACTGATTGAAAAGATTTTGAACCCGATATAATTGTAAAAGATGTTTCTGGGCTCGTAATTAACAAATTTCCATTACTATCATACAACTCCGCCAAAGCATAATAAGTGCTACTCGCCAAATCGTAAGTTTTAGAAATATACCGGTGATAATTTGTGCCGGGTTGTAAATTTAAAACATACGCAGTTTCAATAACGCGTTGAGAAAGCGTAGTCGTTGCCGTAGAGGCACGACCCAAACCTACCTGTGTTTGGTCTTGACCATAATAAAATTTTATATAAAGTGATTGGCTATTCGGTAATGGATAGCCGGGCGAATTTGGCGCGGTATAATAAGTGCCAAACGCGCTAAAATCGGTCGTTGTCGCAGTATTCGCCGGAAAATTTATTGATAAAGAATTTGGATTTGCTGTATAATCGGTCGTAATTTTAAAATAAACATCGCCGCCGGTATCCGAGGGTGCTTGCGCATGATAATACAAATTGTCGGTAGTTGAACCCCAAAGATTTGAACCGCTTGCGTAAAAATGGGCTTCCCCTTGACTACCATAATTTATGACAAAACTATAATATTTTGCCGGATTAAAATTTACTCCTGTTCCGCTCATATCCAAACAAAATTCTTGGTTAGAACCGGGAACACCATTGTAAGTTGTGAAACTTCCACCACCGGTAATTTTTGTTTGAGCATTTATATTTCCGGCATTGCTATCGTCATTATTTTCATACCAATCAACCGCAATATTACCGGTTGAACTTCTGCCCCATAAACAAAGTGTGATTAAATTACCAGATAATCCATTACCCAACGCTTGCCAATAATAATAAGTTTGTTGATATGCTATCCATTTATCTTGATTGTGGTCGGCGGTTTGTTCGTAAATAGTTGAAGCATGAGATAAATTTGTAATCCCAAAAATAGCCCCGATAATTGCCACCCCGGCTAAACTAAAAAAAATAATTTTACTTGTTTTTGTTTCCATAATTTTCAAACATTTCCATTATTTTTATCGCTAAAAATCCAATAAATAACCACGAAACATTCCATAAATTGTGAAATTCATTAATCGTCATAAGGAGGCGCGAGGAATTGAACCCCGACCGCTTGACCGCAAACGATGTTGCCAAACCGCCCCCTTGCGGTCACTGGATTTTATCTGCCGTGTCCGGCGTGTTTTATCCAGTAATACGCGCCGAAAAAGATAGCGAGGGTAATCGCTACCGGTAAAATTACCGGCAAAAAAGAAAGCAGGTTTTCTTTCAAACTATCAATACCCCCCTGAACTATCGGAAGCGTATCGGAAGCCGTCAATTCACCGGTGGCGGCACTCGCTGTGGAAATGCCAACCAACCCGGCAACCACCGGCATTGCTGAAATTAAAGCCAATTTTAATTTATTCATAGTGAAATAAAATAAATTTTTTAGTAGTTTTACAACTTTTCCGGTTGCGTCCCTTTATTATCGCCAAACTTTCCCAAATACCGCGCCCATAAACGCTACGAGAAAGCCCGATAATATAGCCACCCAAATTACTTTGGTTATAATCTGAAAAACTTGTAATTCGGTTAAAATTTCATTCATAAATTATAAATGCCAAAAGAAAAATAAAATATCTTTGACTAAAAATTTAAAAATAATTCTGATAATTGTTCCGGTAAATAATAAAAATACCGACCATTGAAACATACCAAAAATTAAATCACTCCAATTTAACATTTTATTTAAAAATTTTAATTACTGAAATTACAATCACTAAAAACGCAACCACCACGCCGCCCTCAATTAAAAATGCGGTAGCCGGGTTATAACATAACTGCGTTGTCTGCGAAACCAAACTTGAACTCGCAATATATTCATAACTGGTCTGGCAAATATTCGCGAGTGTTGTGCTTGATAAATTTACAAACATAAAAATATTTTTTAATTTAAAAACCGCCAA